CACCGGGATCTTGAGCAAGGTGGACGATTGTCTGAAGCCCGTCTATTTCGGCTGTCTGTCGCTGGATGGTTCGCCGTTGGGCTGGTGACCACTGACCTCTAACCACGTGGGTGATTCGGTATTTATCACCGATTCGCTGCATTCTGACGCCTGCGGTGTAGTCACCCGCCCCCGGCGTCGCTGCTGTATCGTAAGCGCGGCAAGCCAGCCCTGAGCTATTGCCCCCGTCACTAATAGGCAGCCAATCGTGACGGAAAAAGCCACCCGATCTAGGAGAAGGTCGTTGTTGATAGAGAGCAGAGAAAGCATAAGAGCCAATGGCCTTCTTGATTCTGTCAAAGTCTTGGACGCTGTAACGGTCTGGCCAGAGTGCCGCCCCCGGCTCTCTGCCGAGCGTGTCGTTCTCTTCGGCAATGGCTGGCAAGCTCACCACGTCCCACCGTTCGCCGCCGTTGTTTGCTTCTTCCAGTAACTGGCCTGCAAGGTCAAGAGAATGCCAGCGGGTCATGATCAGCACGATAGCCGCGCCGGGGTGCAGACGCGTGTAGAGGTCGTTTTGATACCAGTCTAAAACGCGTGCTCGGTAGGTCGGTGATTCAGCCTCTTGGCGGCTTTTGACGGGGTCATCGATAACGACCAGATCAGCACCGTAGCCCGTTACACCAGACCCGACGCCCACGGCATACAACCCGCCGCCATGAACTGACGACCACTGATTCTGCTTATTGCTGTCGTTCGCGAACTGAAAACCGAACCGACTGACGAGCCGCCGTGTCTGTCGGCTGAATGTGCAGGCGAGGCTGTGGTTATAGGCCCCGACGATGACCCGCATGGTTTGATTGCGGAGTAGTCGATAAGCCGGGTAATGAATCGTTGACTGTTCGCTTTTGCCGTGCCGTGGTGGCAGGAAAAGCATTAGCCGTGTGATTTCGCCGTTAGTTACTCGGTCAAGCCGGTTTCGGCAGAGTTTAAGGTGATTCGGATGCCACTGATGATTCGGACTGACACGCTCTAAAAACTGCCATAAACCAGCCTTAATCAAGCTGTTCCGGGGCTGGCTCAGGGTCATCATCGTAATTGTTTAACGTGTCGCCTGATTGATCGCTTGCGGCAACCTTGCCGTTCAATCTGTCGTAGATGGCCTGCCAATAACGAAAGTCACCACCTAATGCCCTGTTTATGCCAACATCAACCAACTGATCAAGCGTTTCGGGGCTAATCGATAATCGACGATCAAGAGCCTCGTTCATGTCAGGGCGTTTTGGCCTGCCCTTAGGATTGCCTGATTGACCAGGCTTCCATGCAGTTGAACTCAGGTGATCATATTTAGGGTTAGAATTTGCCACATTGATTGCGTGTTTCTATGCCTGTTATTATGCCTGTAATCAGGCATTACCCGCCAATTCGCTTCTGTAATCGCCCTAGGGCCGCATCTGAATCAATCGCCTGGTGATTCTGTCGCCATCGGCCTTTGCGTCGCTGCATGGTGGCATTTCGCTTGATTCTGGCCTCCGCTATGACAGACTGAAGCGAGAGCATCCGCTGTTCCCACTTGGCCGACGCTTTCAGAACTCTGTCAAACTTCTTATCGGCTCGCAGGCACTTCAAGCAGATCGATGGCTTCAGCTTCTCAAGGCTCCTGCCATTGTCGCAGACCCCGCAAGGCTGCGTTGCTGCTGATTCGTGCCATTGCCCATCAGGTGGCATCAGGCCGATGACTTCGACCTTTTGGCCGCCGAGATAGGCTTTAATCTGGGCTTCGGCGCGTCGGATAATGTCCGATTCGGCCATTTCCATTTCAGATAATGAATCCATCATCAAAGCAGCTTGACAAACTTTTTTTTGCGTTTCAATGCCAAAAAAACGTTATTTTATTTGTTTGGGAAATCAACGATTTCCGGCTCGTTAATTTCGCCCCATTTATGGAACCGCTTCAGCGGTGTAATCTCTTCCTCGTAAATCTCTGAGATCCTGAAATTGCCATCATCTTTACAAATAGCCGACACCACCCGCGTCACGAGTCGGTCTGGGTGTCGGTACTGGAAGTTGATGAATTTCTTGGTCGGCATAACTACATCATAGCACAACTTCCAGCGTAATTTCGATTGTATCTTTTCTTTCAAACACCACACATTCCTTCACATTCATTTGAAAAGCCAAAGTACGACTGACCTCTCGCATCTTTCCATTTGTCAAAATCAACGCTATCTAAAGGAGTGCATGATCTGTGAAGCCAGAGTTTGTCATTGTACGCCTGAGTTGCTCTCATAGATTTGTCCCGGATAATCCGATCGACCTCAACGGCCTGTTTCCATGATTCAGGGTCTTGTTCTTTAATACGCTTCCATTCAGCGTCAGAGTGATATGGACAGAAAGTGCAAGCTGAACGAGGCGTTTCATGCGGCACTCCATATTCTTTAAGCCAGTTAATACAATCGGTTCTTGTCATTTCAAGGTCATACAGAGGAAATTCAACCTTCCAATTATTTGATGCGTGCCTTGCTTTTACCTTTGCAATTCGAGTCGGTTCATCGTATGAAAGCCCCATTATTTGAACAATGTTCATATTTTTGGGAATATGTTGTCTTGGTTGTAATTTAAGTATTTCGTATCGAATTGTTTTTTCTACAACTTTTATTTTATACTCAGATGTGCATTGTCTGCGTGTTATACCTGAATTTCTCCCTTCGTCACCTGTAAAAAATGGGAGCGAACAAAACCTGCCACCATCATTGTTTATGCCATTTTTAATATTATTGGTTAAGTTCCCCCGACTTCGTACAAGCACAGGAAAAGTAAGCTCATCTATTAACCATTTAAGATGGTCGTAAACTTTATTGGGTTCTGCCATCGTATCTGCAAAAACAGCATAATCAAAAGGCTCAATGTCTCCTTGCTTTGCCATCAACGCAAGTGCTGTAGATTGTACGCCAGCACCAAGATTAAGTATTCTCATCGTTTTGCACTCCTTTACAGCACAGTCTCCAGCGTAATTTCGACGCCTGGTGCCTCGTTTACATTGCACCAATGTTTCTGGCAGAATCGTTCTGTCACTTGACAATCATCCTTATAGACAATTCCGGTCAAGGCGTCTTCCGGTTTCTGCGTGTGATATTTCGGGGCGGTGTCTTTAATCTTGGCCGCGTTCCTGCCGCTACCGTAGTGGCATTTGGGCCGGGGGAAATAGAAATCGATGGTCATAGCCACCGCTTCGGTCGTCAGCTTGGCCCCGGCGTCAGTCATGGCCTGTTGAGCATGTAGCGATACAATCGACTGCCAGCTTGTTTTACGCTTGGCCGTGTCCATCACGATGATTCTGCCCGTTTTGGGGTGGGCAAAGGCTTTCTTTGAGCCGGATGGTGAAGCGATGCCTGGGACGAAGAAAGAAAGTTTCATTTTTATCCTTTCCTAGATAAGAAATGACTATTATTGCAAACGCAAACACGACACCAGCCGCCTCATACATTTGCTTATCAAACAATGATTGAGAAATGCTGAGAAGGAATAGAAACAGGCCTATTTTCCCAAACATCATCTCCCCCTTTTCATCGCTTGCATGTACATCACCACCAATGCCGCCATCATGCCCGACAAGGTAAAACAGGCCACAGCGGCGAAGATTGATAGGGTTATAGTCATTTGTCGTATTCTCGCATCCCTTCCAGCCTCTGAATCTCTCTATCTACATACCAACGTGCTTTTTTCAGATCCTCGATCACATCGCCTTTTTCACCCGCTCGCCAAAGGTATTTAATGGCGTTCCCCAGGCAGAAATTCATGTGTTCTGTGATTTGAATGCACTCTACTTTTGAAGGATGATTGCGGTAGTGGTCAGGGTTGATAGGGTCCCTCATTCGGTCTGCCCCTTCCAGTGTTCATATTCCCAGCCATGAACTAATGGCTCTTTCTTGTCAGGAATCAAATCTCTGAGTCGCGTCATTGGGTGAGATGCCAGTCTGCCTGTTTTGATGTTGCGAACTGCCCACACTGGCGGGCTGACGATACCGGCCTCGATCAGTGCGTTGGCAATCTTTTCAAGCGGGATTGCTGCGTAGTCATTTAAAAACCGCCCAAAATCGGCATCCATTAATTCGGCGAACTTTTCCGCCTGTTGTTTGGTGATAGATTCAGGCTTGATCGGCATTATTAACCCCTTTAATCACTACCAGACAACGGTACGAGTTCACAGACACAAAACTTTGGCTGTTGGTCGCACCCTGAGCAGACAAGCTCGTCGAGCCTGTCCCTTAACCGCTCCACCTCAGCCACCAGTGCCAGCACCACGGCAGGTGATGCTGCGGCGATGTATTCTGCATCAGGCTTAGCTATTGTTTCCGCTATAAATTCTGTGTTGTATCCAACAC